TATTTACAAACATTAAAAGCAAAATGACATGAAATACGCAATTGTAAACATCGTGTGGTGCAAGTCCCACGGAATAGAAGTCCTACCGGAAATGAGGACGAGTGTAGACCAAAGCAAGGTGATCTTGCATGAGGAATACCTTGCACCCTTCGATGATGAAGATTTTCCTCGCTATAGTTTTAGCGATCCGTCTTTTGTCGAACTACTGAATAGTGAAGAATGGACTTATTCAGAAGGAGAACAACCCGTAATCAATAGGCAGTTCAGCAGATTATTGGCTTTGGACGAACTGGACAAGGAGGCTACAGAAGAGATAAATACATATGACCTTTCCCCGTCGGAAGCCTTACAGGTCAAAGATCGATACCCCGAATGGGAAACCGGAATAAACGTCAAAACCGGCGAACGATACCGAGTTGAAGATGTCCTTTGGGAATGTGTTAAAGACCATCTCACACAAGAGAACTGGAAGCCTAGCACAGCCACCCTAAGCCTGTGGAAAATAGTAGACGCAGAAGAACATTCCGGCACGATAGAAGATCCTATTCCATATAAGCAAAATATGGCACTTGAATTTAACAAGTACTACACGCAGGACGGAGTATTGTACCTCTGCATACAGGCTATGACACCGGGACCGTACGATTTAAAGGATGTGCCGGCGCATGCGCAGCCGATAAAGCAGTGACAAGCAACAGTCGGTTGGAATATAATAATCCCTGCAAGAAGATACAATCCTATTCTTCTTACAGGGATTATTATTTATATGGTATTGTTTTTTGTTATAAAGTGGCACAATTTTACGACAATGAATCTATTGTCGTATTTCATTAAGTTAAATATTTCTCTCCCAATTAGCTACTTAATACTTTTATGCTGAATTAAAAACGATCAAACATGAAAGATAAAATTTTCAACTCCTTAAAACAGAATTATTCAAATCTTGGGTTAAGTGATGAAATCTTGAAGGGACAGGCCGAAGCTCTTGCTAATACAGGCTTTGTAACTGATGAAAATCTACAGGCCGTTGTTGATGGTCAAAAAACATTCTTGTCTTCTCTTCAGAGTGGTATTGATAAGCGGGTAACAGATGCTGTCAATAAAGCAAAAGGGGAAAAGAAAGAAGAATCTGCTGGTGGGGGCGAGCAGAAAAAAAACGAACCCGATTTGCAGAAGATGATTGAAGACGTACTTACTGCAAAACTGCTTCCCATTCAAGAAGAGCTTAATGCTTATAAAGCAAAGGAACAGCAGGCTGTAAGGGCTAATATGATCGCTTCTAAGGCGAAAGAACTAGGTATACCGGAATGGAGAGTCAAAGAGGGATTTGCCATCACCCCGGAAATGGATGAGGCTGCAATTAACTCTTACTTGGCAGGCGTAAAGCAAAACATTGTTACCGCAGGGCTTGAGAGTAGTAACGCATCTGGCGTTCTGTCTACTTCAGAGGAAAAATCTAAAGAAATGGCTGAAGAATGGGCAAAAGGTCTTCCAGATGCAAATTAACCATTAAAAAATAGAAACAAATGGGAGTTAAATTCGAAGGTAAATCTTATGCTGGCAACATGCCGGTATTTTGGCGTGGAGAAGCCAAAATCCTCCCTGGAGGATATAAACTGTTGCAGACTTTTCCAAAAGGGACAGTAATTCCCAAAGGGACGCCATTACATATTGTTATCGGAACCCTTACTGCGGCTGTATCTAAATATGCAAAAGTCGTATCTGGCGGAACAACCATAAAACCGAGAGTCCCTAAAGGAACTTTATTTCAGATTAATGATATCGTAATGAAGGAGGGGGAAACAACCGGTGTTACGGTATCTTCCATTGATACGTCAAATGCAGATTATGATGTATTGACATTGTCGTCTGCTATTTCGGGGCTTGCGGCAGACGATGTTCTTATTGAAGCGACGGCTACAAGTAGTTCTGCGGCCAAGTATGAACCAAACGCTGTTGTTGGTGAAGACACCGAACCTTTGGCAGGTAGTGATCAAGACACTGTTTCGGCTGCGTATGACGCAGTTGTCCTTTTGGGATATACAGTGCAATTACCCGCTTCATGGATGCAGGGTATCTGTATGAAAAACAACCCTAATATTATTTACGTAAAACAGTAATACTATGGCAGAAAGATTAAAGTATAGTTCTCTTTTTGGAGAGCTCACAAGGCAAACTCAATTGCGTTTTGATGCAGTATCAAGACAGCATAAAATACTGTTTGATAACGTATTCTATGAGAGATTTTTCAATTGGGACTATCCTTCCATTGGATTAAACTTTGAAGAAATTAAGGGCAAGTATAATGTCACTATCGCGGCTGCAACAATTGACGACAAGTCGAAAGAACCGGTATTGGGCACTCATGGGCTTGAAACTATTGCTCAAAAGGTGCTCCACCATGCAATTACGCTGCCTTTGACTATCGACGACTACAGAAAGATTTTGCAAATTTTGGATAGCAAATCAATTCCGGAAGAAGTCGCAAAAAGACAGCTTATTGATCTGATGTGGGGCAATGTTAGAACTCCGGTACAAGGCGTACAGGCAAAACTGGATATCATCGCTATGGGGGCGTTATCTAATGAAGGTATTGCCACATTGGATGAAACGAATAACCCTGAGGGTGGTGTTAAAACGACTATCGATTATAACATGCCTGCCGAAAATAAAGGTAAGGTTACTCTGAAATGGAATGATGATAACATTGCTAATGTAGACGTATTCGCAGATATTCAGGCTATCGTAGATGCTTTCTCTGATAAGGTTGTATTTGATCGCATCTTGCTTGCTCCTTCTAAAATTTCTTATATTCTTAGAAACAAGAAGATTAAGCAGGTAATTTTCGGAACAGATAAGCAGAATAGCCCATTGCTGCTGAATGATCTCAACGAATTTATGAGATCTAATGAATTGCCGGTCTTCGAACCGGTTAGACGTCAGTGTTTGATTCAGAACAATGGTACATTCACCCCTTACAATCCGTGGAATGCAAAGAACCTTGTCTTTATTCCTTCCGGCAGTTTGGGGACAATCAAAAATGCCTATGTCAATAACGAATTAAGGCCTGAACCCGGCGTTACTTATTCCAACTATGGTCGCATTCGTGTAGCTCAATGGGGAGTAGGTGAAACTCAGAACTCGAATGGTGTTGAGTTTGTAAAGGCTGAAACATTTGCTTTGCCTGTGATCACGGAGATCAATGGTATTGCGTCGTTGAACACAGAACCCGATTGATAATGAAAGTCGCTGATTACATAACACAAAAGATCGGTTCCTTCGGCATTGAATTGTCGGAGGCCGATCTTGTGGATATAACTTTGAATAGTTCTATATCACTTGAAAGTGAGATTGCTCAAGATAATATAAATGAAGTAAATAAGGCTATTGCCGAATTTATTCCATCATTGCTGGCTCGTCCTACATCTGTTAATGAGAGTGGGTTTTCTGTTTCTTGGGACAAGGATGGTATCAAAGTGTATTATTCATTGTTATGTAAGCAATTAGGCATAGAGGATGTTTTATCAAGTAGAATCTCTGACGCTTCAATGTATTGGTAATGTATTATGCGCCTCACATATTAGAAAAAAAAGTCGTAAAAGAATACGAATACGATGAAGACGGCAATCCTATTCCGGGTACAGACGGAGATAGTTGGGAGCGAGTTTGTAAGTGTAAATGTTACGATCAGAGTGCTGACCGTGCCTATGCAGTTAATGGTGTTACTTACCCTTACAAATATCGTGTTGTGACAGAAAAGGTAAAAATTAATGCCGGAGATGTCGTTCGTGTTTTGAATGCTGACGGTTCTCTTCGTGGTGAGGGGATAGTAATCAATCCTATGACAACGGATTATCTAAACTATGGGCAAATATGGCTGGAATAATTACTGCTAAATATGATTTTTCAGATGTTGATAACTTCTTTGAAGAAGTTTTTAGCGAAGTATTCGCTCATCTTGTAGAGATGGGGGAAAGGGCTTATGAAACGGCTGTTAGAGAAGGGAAATATAACAATATTACGGGAAATCTACGCAGTTCGTTAGGCTATGTGGTGGCTCAGGATGGAAAGATAATCAAAGAGGGAGGATTTAAGCAGATTCAGGGACGTGGAGAAAACTACGAAAAGGTATATTTCACCACCAAAGCGCGGAAAACAGTCCAGTTTTGGGCGCGAGGTAAGTCCGGCGATGGTAGTGATGGAAGCCGACAAGGTCTTGAATATGCGAGAAGCCTTGCCTGTAAATCGAAAGGTTTCACACTTATTGTCGTTGCCGGTATGGATTATGCAAGTTTTGTCAATAGCAAGGGATTACGTGTGATTGATGATGCAGAGATAACAGTAAGGACAATGCTACAATGATAGTTACAACAGACATACAGACTATACTTTATAAAGATGCCCAAAAACTGGGAATCAAGAAGGTGTATAAAGACGGAGCGGTTCCCGAAGGAGACGTGAAGTCCGAGCGAGTTGTTATTATCGTTAATTCGGTAGAGCCGGGCATCTATTGGAAAGCAGGATTTGTTCATGTGAATATCTGTATCCCTTATCTTGATCGTAAAGGGACAGCACCTCTTACAAGACTTAATGCTTTAGAAAGGTTGGCTGTCAAGGAATTAAATGCCACTTCTACTTACGACGGTACATCTTATACATACGAGGTCGATACGACAAGGATAGAAGAAAACAGGGATTTAAAATGTTTCTATGTAAATGTGAGAATATTATTTCAAGTATTAAATGTAAAAGAATAAGAATATGGCAGGAAGAACAGTATCCGTGATTGGAGTAAAGCAAATTCTTTATGGAGAGCCATTAGAAGCAGCTCCAACTTATGCAACACTTGAATCATTGTTTACTTCTTTCAAAGAAGTTCCCAATGTACATCAAGGTACATATGAGTTTACCGAAGAGGACGGTACAACAACAGAGTATAAGGACGAATTGACCGGACAGACATACCGATCATCTTTTGAAGCAGGATCAGTAAGTCTAAACTGGACGATTGGCGCCTATGACTTTGACACTAAGGCAGAATTGATGGGTGGTAAACCATTAGATGATAGCAAAGGCTGGGAAAGAGGAAACTCAGGGGAACAGCGTTATAAATGCGTTGTTGCTGTATCTAATGATAATGTAGCGATTATTTTCCCTAAAGCAAATGTTATCGGGCGCGGAGCGTCTACCGATGGAGCCGTTGGTTTAGCTATTTCAGCCATTCCTTTGAAGGTTTCAACTACCATTGCATCAGAATATCAGTTTGATGTTGAAGGCAAAACTTTAAAGGGAATTTAAAGTACCATTAATGAATCACAACAGAAAGGGGCAGGCGGATACATTCTGCCCGTCCCTTTCTTGCTTAATATGAATATCCAATGAACAAAGCAGCAAATTTAGTCGCTAACGCTATTTTAGGCGATGACCTCAAAGTCGTCATTTTGGGAAGTAAAGCATATACCATTCAGTCTCCTACAATAGCTGTTATATGTAAATCAATAAAATATCTGTCTTGTATAGATCGTACCACAACAGGTAAAGAAGAACTGAATAAAGCAAAAGAAGATTTGGAGAATCTGCTAAAGGGATTGTCTGTTTTCATTTTTGACGATCCGGATAAATATACGGAGATTCAAGATGCGACAATGAAGGAATTGAAAGAAGCACTTGAAACGGTTATAAATCTAATCTCCGCAGAGGATTTTTTCGTCTGTGCCGCCTTAGCCGAGAGCGTGGCAAGAATGGCGGCGATACCAAAGTAATAGGCAATGAGACGATGATGGGGCAAATTGCCACATTCATGGAAACTTTAAAGCTAACTTATAATGAGATAGTGTATCGTATCCCATATAGAAATCTATTATTAATGCAAAAGGATATTCTACACCAAGTCACAGGTGATCTGATTATCGAGCGAGACGGACGTTATTTATTGAACCGGACAAAGAAAGAGGGGTAATTTATGGCAAAACTTAGTTTTGATGTTTCTGCCAAATGGCAAGAAGTGCAAAAACTCAGAGAAGAGGTAGAAGCTCTGAAAACGGCTCTTAAAGACTTTAATGTTGCTGGTGACATGAAGGGTTTCGAAGAGTTAAATAAGAAATATCAGGAATCGACACAAAAACTGAAAGAATATGAGCAGCAGGTTCAAAATTATCAACGTATTATAGATCAGCTTAATGTATCTAATGGAGTAATGGAAGGCGCACGACAGATGGCATCGGAGCTTAATAATGCTACGGATGTATTTGTTGAACAACAGTTGAAAGTCAAAGCCTTAAATGAAGATGTCAAGAAACTAAATAAGTCTTATTTGGCATTGTCTGATATAGACAAGAGGGGGCAAAAGGGATCAAATATCTTGACTGAATTAAAGGAAATAACTCACCAATATACAATAGAAAATGAGGCTCTAAAAAAACTCAGAAAAGAATATTCCGACAATATAAAAATAGAAGGGGTGGCAGCGGATTCTCTTGTTTCCCTGAGAAAACAGTTGTCATTACTTAATGCAGAATATGATCGTCTGTCCGCTTCGGATAGAAAGGCTGCGATCGGAACCGATTTGCAAAAGCAGATACAGTCGTTGAATACCGAGATTAGTGCGGCAGAACAGGCTACCGGCCGATATCAAAGAAATGTAGGAAACTACGCTTCTGCCTGGAATGGTTTGGGAATGTCGGTACAACAAGTAGCGAGAGAATTGCCATCTTTAGCTATAGGATGGAATACTTTCTTTTTGGCCATATCAAACAACCTCCCTATGCTTGCAGACGAGTTAAAGAAAGCGTCGGCAGAATACAAGGCTTTTAAAGCGGCTGTTGCGGCCGGGAATAATGATGTAGCTAAAGTTGCGCCAGTATGGAAACAGTTAATTTCGTCTATTTTCAGTTGGCAAACAGCACTTGTTGTAGGTATTACTGTACTTTCGATGTATGGGAAAGATATTATTGAATGGACGAAGAATTTGTTTGGACTAAATAATGCAATAGATTCAGTTACAAAAACACAAAAAATATTAAACAGCTTACATTCAGATTCTGCAAGAAGTTCTGCGGAGGAGGTTGCTCAAGCCAAAATATTATATAAAATAACCCAAGATGCAACTCGAACAATTAATGAAAGAACAGCTGCTGCTAAAAAATTGCAAGAGTTATACCCAGATTATTTCGGAAATTTAAGAACTGAAATAATATTAATTGGCAATGCTAAAAACGCTTATGATGATCTATATAAAAGTTTGGAAGATGTCGCTTCTGCTAAAATTATATCAAATCAAATTTCTGAAAATGAGAATAAAATGGTGGATGCCATTAATAGGAGAAATGAAGCTCAAGCAAAACTTGTTGAATTGAACAAGGAATTAGAAAAACAGCAGAAAAGCAATGATATGTGGAATAGCAATGCCCCTGCAATTGCTGCCTTAACAGATCAAATAGGTTTATATACTAAAAAGCTCAATAATGCGAATGAGCAAATTAAAGCATTGAATGAATCAAATGATAAATTAATAGGGGCGTATAAGATAACATCTACACCTGAGACAGATATATTATTTAAAGACCTCTCAGCTATTGACACATATAAAGAAACTCTATCTAATCTGGATAAACAATTATCAATGTTCATCATAGATCAAGAAGAGTACAATAGAAGGGTAAATGAAGCTAAAGGAGAATTGATTGCTGCTGCTGATGCCGCAAATATAGGAGGATCTGCACTGGAGAAAATGCGAGATGAATATGTTGCGTTTAATAAGGCCTCTATCGGTAAGGAACAAACTGAAAAGCAGAAAAAAGAAGCAGAGAAACAAAAACAGGTTCAGGAAAGAATAAATAACGAACTATTAGAACTTCAACGTCGTAACGAGCAATCCCGGATTGATCTGATGGAGGAAGGTTCCGATAAGCGCATTGCCCAAATAGAGTATGATTACGATCGTGAAATAGAAGCTATCCGTAAAAAGGAAAAGGAATGGAGGGAGGCGCAAGGAGGAAAACTGACGCAAGAGCAGACTGTTGAAATAAAAACGGCCGTTACGCAGGCAAAAACTACCCGTATGCGTTCTACTCAAGAAGTGGAATATGAGCAGGTTGAAGCCCAGCGTAAGGCTATGAATGATTATTTGAAAGAATATGGTTCTTATCAGGAGAAGAAAATGGCTCTTGCAGTCGAATATGGTCAAAAGATCGCTAATGCTGAAACGGAAGGCGAAAAATTGATGCTTGGTAAGCAATGGGATAAAGAATTGCTTGATCTTGAAATTAAGACCAAAAATTCTTCAAATGCTATTATTGCTCTTTTTGGAGATATGCGCGATAAATCTTTGAAGGAGCTGCAAGAACTTGCTTCAAAAGGTCAGGAAGCACTTGATTTTATCAAAAATGGTAAATGGGACGCAACTGTTGGCTCAAAACTAGGTATAACAGAAGATGAATTTAGACGCTGGCAAGAAGCACCAGAAGCTATACGGCAGGCCGGTGAATCGCTAAGGGGAGTAAAAGATCAAGCAGAGACTTTACAGCCTGCATTTGATAAAGTAACACAAGGCTTAAAACGTTTTTTCGCCGCAGGGAATGATCCTAAGAAATTAACGGAATCATTGCAGCTTATAAATGAAGGTGTAAATGAGGTTACTTCTTCGGTCCAATTTTTGTCTAATACATTTGGCAAGCTGGGCGACTCGTTTGGTGGGGTATTTAGTGGCATAGCTGAAGGTTTGAATATCGCAATGGATGCTGTTAATTCGACAATGCAAGGAGTGCAAGCCGGAGCAATGTTTGGCCCCATTGGAGCCGCAGCCGGAGCAGCTATTGGCGTCGTTTCTTCTTTGGCTTCCGCTATCGCTAAAATTCATGATAAAAAGAATGAAAAGCGCATCCAGAAATTACAGGATCAGATTGATGTACTTGATGCATCATATGAAAAATTAGGCCGATCAATAGAAAAAGCCTATTCGACTGATGCTTCTCAACTGATAGATCAGCAAAATAAACTTCTTGAGCAACAAAAACTTCTTATTCAGCAACAAATCAAGGAAGAGCAAGACAAGAAAAAAACAGATGACAATCGTATAAAAGAGTGGCAGAAACAATTAGACGATATTAATGCTCAACTTGAAGAGAATAAGGAGAAAGCGATAGAGGCCATCACTGGGACAGATGTTATGTCCGCTATTGATGAGTTTGCTAAGGCCTATGCCGACGCATGGGCTACAGGAGAAAATGCCGCAGAATCATCCGCTAAAGCTGTTCAAACACTCATTAAAACCGCTATCATAGAGTTTTTAAAAAAGAAGCTGTCTCCTTCGGTTCAAGATTTCATGAAGCAGTTGGCCGACTATATGTCCGATGGTATCGTGTCGCCATGGGAAGAAGCCGAATTGAATAAGTTGAAGGAAAAGATGGACAAGGAGGCGCAAGAAATATTTGAAAATTCTGGCAAATGGCTAAAGGATGAAAGCAAATATGAGCAACAGGCAACAAGCGGAGGATTTGAAGTAATGTCTCAAGATTCAGCGAATGAATTGAATGGGCGATTTACGGCTTTGCAAATGATTGGGGAAGAAATTCTTTTGTATTTGCAGAGTTCTAACCAGATTGCAAATCTGCTGTATATAAGTGCAAGTATTGATTCGATAAATATAAGAATTGCGTCATTGTATGATATTGCAGATGAAACTCGCGTGATGATGGCTAATATATATATAGAATTGCAGCAAATTAGTGATAATACCGGAGATACGGTAAAGCAATTAAAAGAAGTAGTTTCCAAGTTGACAAAGATAGAAAACAATACAAATAATTTATAGTATGAAAGTTCATGATATAATGCAGAAAGCAATCTCTTTAGGTGCTTGTTGTGAGTCAGGAAAAGCTACAGACTGGAAAAGTTTGTGTTGGCTTTTCTTTTCCCCACAAGGCCGGGAGTTTTGCGAACATAACAACTATCCACCCCTAGAATCATTTAGGGGGATGGCCAAGAATGTGAAACCGTTTGGGGTTTATGTGGATTGTGGATATATTGAACTCTGCAATAAACCGAATGTTGCAGTAGTAGGAAATACCATTGCGAGCTTGTCTTATGATGATAATACAAAGGTTCATAAGGTAATGCTTATGCACGGGGGAAAGGCTAAAATAGAAGCAACTAACTATTCCGTGATATTAGTTGTAAATATCGGAGGATGTGAAGTCGATATTATAAATGACGGAACTGCAAAAATATTATAGATTATGTTGGGAGACTTATTTATAAACAGTAATGATGCTTGGGGAACATATAGGGTTGCTATGGGGGAAAGCTTTATTCAGAACCTTCTTACTCCTGCCGGCAATAAGGATTTTATAGAAAGCGAAAGCCGCCTTGAAAACGGGAAGATGGTAATATATAACAATCCTAAAATTTCAAGTCGTGATGTGACATTGACATTTAATATTCACGGCGATACTCCCGAAGAATATTTGTCCAATTATGCAAAGTTTGTTTCGGAACTTCAAAGAGGGAAAGTTATAGTTCGGGTTCCGGCTATTGGTATATCCTTTACCCTTGTGTATAAAAAATCTACAAGTTTTGCCCTTGATCGGTCACGTATGAACAGCCGGTTGTCCGTTAAGTTTGAAGAGCCTAATCCTGATGATAGAGATTAATTCACGACAATAAAATGATTGTCGTATTTAGGAAGTTCAGAAAATTGGACTTCCTTTTTTTATCCCTGAACTTTGAACATATGATTGATATAAGGGACATATCAGACAGAATCAAGTTGTCAGTATCAATAGGATCGAGTTCATTGCATCGATTTGAGCTGATGAAAGAGGATTATATTAGTATTGTATTCTCTTTAGAAACTCCGGTACGATTGGAGATAGGAGACAATGTTGATTATGAAGGCTCGCTTTATTATATAACAGATAAAGTATACCCAACATTTAATACTTCTAACGGTGGATATGATTATACACTCAGGCTGGAATCACATTATTATCGATGGAAGAATCATATACTTTTTTATGATCGACAAGGAAATAAAGAAGCATCTTGGAGTCTTACCCGTTCCCCGGAAGCGCATTTGAGCATTGTCGTTTCCAATCTCCGTGCAATAGGATTTACTTTTAAAGGCAAGGAATATCAAGCTATAGTGGATAGCACTGTTGATCCTGTAGCTAAATTGGTGCAGTATAACAACACAAACATCATAGATGCTCTGACAAAAATAGCGGAGGCATGGGAATGTGAATGGTGGGTTGATGGGGATAAAATATATCTTGGACATTTGGAACATGGGGAACCTGTAAACTTGGAAATAGGGAAGGAAATATCTTCAATGTCAAGGAGCCAGAGTCAGGATATTTTTGCAACAAGACTATATGCTTTTGGATCGTCTCGAAACATTCCATCTGACTATCGGAAGGGAGAAACGGGGGCAGTCGTCGAGGGTGTCGTCCAAAAAAGACTGATGCTTCCTGCTGCGACTCCGTATGTGGATGTTATCGAAGGCTTGGAGGAAGAGCAGGTTGTTGAAGCGGTCATTATCTTTGAGGACATCTATCCTCGTGTGACCGGAACGATAACTGAAGTAATTCCTAAGGAAATCACGGATGAGGATGATTCTGGCGATCCTATCACATTCACTGTATATCGGTTCAAGGATGCGAATTTGACATTTAAAAAAGAATATATTCTTCCCGGACAGGACTTGCACGTCATATTTCAGACCGGTCCCCTTTCGGGAATGGATTTTGCTTTGGAATTCAACCCGGAAAGATTGCCGGAAGATAACCCGGAAGCGCAAGTGTTTGAAATAGTACGCAATGATACTTATGGACAGACTTTGCCAGAAAGCCCACTTATTCCAGGTATAGGGAATAAATATATCTTGTACAATTTTGATACCCGTTATGTAAATGACGCTCTAATTCCACAGGCTGAACAGGAACTTTTGGAAAGAACGATTGCATATAAGGACAAGGTCGTTTCTGATCCTTCGACATATACATGCAGTCTTAATTCTTATCGGGTTTCCGGTTATGATGAAAACAATGGGTTGTTAAATCCAGAAAAAGAAATCAACCTGTTGCCAGGGCAAAAAGTAAACCTTATAAATAAGGCGTATTTTGAGAACGGTCGTATCTCTCGTGTAATCGGCTTTGAGAAGAAGTTGGATATCCCCTACGATTCCCCTGTATACACAATCGGGGAAAGTGCAGCCTATTCCCGATTAGGGGAACTGGAACAAAAGTTAGATAATATTCAGTTTAAAGGGAATACTTATGTGAATCAAGGTGGCGGCTTTGGTGTTTATATCGTGAAAAAGGATGATGCTACTGCTGCTTCAGATGAAAATGTATTTTCAGCACTGCGTACACTATATGAGATAAATAAGGCTTATGTAGACATAAGTGATATGTATCTTCGCAAAGATATCGACGATACCGCCCACGGGAATATACTTTTTGACAAGAAGATCGGCTCTTCCATTTTCATAGACGGCTGGGAAGGTAAAGGCTGGGAGATCCAGAGTACGGGCGCCGCCATATTGGACTCGCTTCGTGTGAGGAGTGATATCTATGTAGGGGGCAATACCGGATCGCCAACTTTTGCATCCGGTTTTACCGGTTGGGGATGGCAGATAGACACACCGACGGCCACTGGGGAAATGGATAATCTCTTTATTCGAAAAACATTCACAGCTTACGAGATTGTCTATTCCCAGATTTACGGTTTAGGAGGTAGCCAGATTGTTTCTGATATCAACAAAATAGCCAGAGTAGAAGTGATGTCTGACCGTTATCGCTGCTATATGGACGATATGGATGGTCTTATGCTTATGAACCTGCGTAAGGGTGACGGTGTCAGAATACAGACACGGACGGGAACGACCAGTATCAAGTATCTTTTCGGACGTTGTATAGGGGTGGACAGTGACTATTTTGATATAGCTATTCCTCTGATAGAAGGGACAGGGCAACCGGAAGCCGGAGATTTTGCCCTTCGTTGGGGTAACAATGAAGATACGGACCGGCAGGGATTAATATATCTAACAACGGCCGATAGCGGTGCTCCATTTATCGATGTGTACGATGGTATTACTGATGCCAGCACCGAAGGCAAGTTGAAAGCCCGTATTGGACACCTGACAGGAATCAGGACACAGAGAGGCGATCAGTTGTCTGGTTATGGGGCTTATTTGAACGGGATATACGTTGAAAACTCGACATTCATTCTTCAAAACGGAGATACCATTGAGCAGACTTTTATTGCCATGAACGGCAAGTTTGAAAGCCTTATTGATAGTATCCGTAACGACATATCCGCCGAAGGAGGTAACATCCTTGTAAACTCTTCTTTCAGCCAGAATACAAACTATTGGAGAGCCGCAAATAACGTTCATTTTATCAACGTAGGTGGAGAATATCTTTGGCTGGATGGTAGCTTCTATGTAGAAAAGGATCAAGTTGCCGATATTTATAATGACAACGGTCAAAACGTTCTGCGAATAAGGAACACGTATATCCTTCAGCAGAATGCTATAATGAATATCCCGGATCACACGGAAGAAGAGGAAAAAACGTATTCTTTCTCTTTGTTCTATAAGGTGCTCCGTCCCGGTTCTTGCGGTTTCGGTATTCCGGGGACCGAGTTGTATCATGAAGAGCAGCTATCGGAAAGCGACAGCTATCAAAAGCTGTCTAAGGTCGGGAAATGGAACGGGAAAGGTGATTTTGAACTGAGGTTCACTGGTGAGATACTTATTTATGGTGTAGGGCTGTTTGCTGATGAGATTGCGGATGCTATTGTACATCTACAAACTCAAATCACACAAAACGAAGAAGAAATTAAGTTACGTGCAACTAAAGATTATGTTGATGCCGAGACCGGTAAAATTTATACTAAATATGATACCTCTTTATCTTTAAAGGCAGATAAAGCAGAACTTACTTCGTTTAAGGAAGAATATGATGAATTCCAGCAAGTTGTACGAAGGGATTACGCTACTCAGTCCTGGACAAGTAGTAAAATACAAACCGAGGTGGGATCTTATGTTGATGGAGCTTTAGTTGGATATGCTACAACAAGTTGGACAAGTAGCCAGATATCATCTTCTGTAAAAGGACTTGCAAGTGAGAGTTTTGTTAATCAAACAGCAGAGGGTTTAAATATCAATATAAATAATTTAGGGAATAGAGTTGATAGTGTTGAAGGTGAATTAGATTCCGTGACAGATATAACCGGTGCATTTTATTCTTTTGGATCAAACAAAATGAGGTTAAATAGGCGTATAGAAATGGGATCTGGTTCTAATTCATCCTTTGTCTGTTTAGCGGGTATGTCTCCTGATATTACAGGTCCTGCATTTTGGGCGGGGAGCTCATGGGAAGATAGAGCAAATTCTGCTATACGTTTGGGGCATGATGGTGCGGGATGGTTAGCTAAGAAAAATGTTTTTTGGGATATCGGTGGGAATCTATCTATAACTGGAAAAATTCAATCATCAAATAATGGAAATAGATTTGTTATTGACCCTTCAGAAAGAAGTTTTAAAATGATTAATAATTCTAATTCATTAGTGACTGAATTTAAATTTGATAATGTTTCTGGTTATCAGTCAATTCCAGCTTTACACATGTATTTGAGAAATAGCAGTTCTGGTTCTACAGTATACAGGTATTCAATGGGGATAGCAGGATTTTCCGTCCATGATGTTAATGGAAAAATTTTAAGTTCGTTATCAACAGGATTGATTCTTACTTCAATTCCAACCATAGATCCAAAATCATTGGGAATGGTTTGGAGAGATGGAAATATATTAAAAATTTCATTAGGATAAATAATTAAAAAAACAAATCATTATGAAACAAGTAAATTTCAAAGAGTTAAATGTAGAATATGGTGTAGATAAGTTTCAGAAGGCTGATTTGACACATGAAATTGGAGATGCGATAATCAAGAGCGCAGAATCCGTTCCGATGTATGATCTGGCACATATCATCTACCATTCAACGGGGGCAATAGAAATATCAGATAATGACTATCAACAGATGATGAAAATAATCTGTACGTCGTTTAAAATCATTATAGCAAAGGCTGTTGAAGCCGGAACGACAGAAGTGGAAACTAAAGATAAGGAGGAATAAGTTATGGCACTCGAACAAGTATCATCAGTGGTCAAGAGCACATACCTGAACAATGTGGCAGGTTACGAAGTACAGTACAATATCACACAGGATGAAGGGGAAAACGTAAAGTCGGTAACGGGTACAGTCAAGAAGGCAGATGTTCGTTTCGGCTACATAATCATCAATGCAGACGGGACCAAGAATATATCATTTGACAAGTCTATACCGGATGCAGATAGCGAGGCTATATATACAGCGTCATTGGCGGATGCAAAATCAATTTTTGAACAGAGGAATAAAATAGATTAACACCTATGGCAGCAGGAGATATCATATTATCAGACGGGACAACGATCACGCCGGAAGACTTGCAGAAGATTGCGGCAGCGATGGAGGATTTGATTGCGTCTACGGCGAAAGATCCGGGGCAGTACGAAGAGGTAAGTTCACTTACCGGTGTGTCCTCTCTTCCCGCCTTTCAGGTATTGGGTAGCACATATAAGCTTGTACGTGTTGCTCTGTCTGTCTTGAAGGGTGTAGATGGACGTGAAGTATTCTTGCAGGTAAATCAGGATAAAACCTATATCCAATGGCGTTATACGGACGGTAATTGGCAGAATCTTGTCGCTTTGTCCGATCTGAAAGGTACTGCCGGTGATACTCCTGTTTTTCGTACTGGTAGCACAGGCATTGAATGGAAGTACACCAGTGAAGAAGATACAGCTTATCGTGTACTTGTCTCTTACGATGATTTGAAGTTGAAGTTTTCCGATCTAACGCCGGAACAGAAAGACGAGCTGAAATTGCATTTTTCTGATTTGACGGAAGAAGATAAGGCAGAATTGAAGGGTGAAAAGGGTGATATTGGTCCGCAAGGTCTTAGAGGAGAACAAGGGATTCAAGGAGAAACAGGCCCGCAGGGACCTATTGGCGAAACTGGTCCACAAGGCCCTGTTGGGCCTAAAGGCGAGCAGGGAGTAAAAGGCGATAAAGGAGATACGGGAAGTGGTTTTAAGGTACTTGGATATTTTAGCACGCAGGAAGAATTAGAGTCTGGAATAGTTTCCCCACAAGCTGGTGATGCTTATGGCGTTGGTAAAGGTGCTCCGTACGACATTTATATTTATGATGCAATCAATTCCGTGTGGAAAAACAATGGTCCGCTTCAAGGTGCTCAGGGTCCAAAAGGCGACAAAGGTGATACCGGTCCTCAAGGACCTCAAGGTGAAAGAGGTGATATAGGTCCTCAAGGTTTGCAGGGTATTCAAGGCGATCCTGGCCCTCAAGGTCCTACGGGAGAACAGGGCCCGAAAGGCGATAAAGGAGATCGAGGTCCAGAAGGTCCGCAAGGCCCAGCAGGAGAAGATGCGGCTATTACGGTAGATGCTCCAAAGGACGGAAAAACCTACGGGCGTAACAATGGGGCGTGGTCGGAGATAGTGGCGAGCAATCAGTATCTGGATGTTGCAACTTTATTCCCAGAGGAGAATGGTACATTGTCAGATGAAAATTATCAAAAGGTAGTTGATGCAGTAAATAAAGGAATAACAACAGCAAGAATTGAGACTAACCCTGATGGATTTGGCCCGATAACAATTAATAATTCTACTGAAATATATGGTATTACAACAAATATTTTAGCGGTAGACCCCAGTGATCGTTCTATATGGTTGACAATAATAGCCATAATTATTAATAAGAGTGACAAGACCTATACTTTGGTATCTAATCGACAAAGTTTACAAAATACTGGCTCCGGTACAAAATACCTCTCCGACAACGGTGAATACCTCACTCCCCCTACCGCCACCTCCGCCACAGCGGGGTATATGTCGGCGGAGGACAAGAAGAGGGTGGATGATATAGTAAATTTCGGCACAGGGAGTAATGCTGTCACCACTCTTGTGAATATACCGACAAGCAAGAGGTTGGTTAAGGCTACCCTATCCTCCGCTTCAAACCTGTCGATAAATGAGTCTGCAAGGGCATTGAATGTAGGCGAAGAGATATATCTTGATTGTAATCCTACCGCTTCTTTTACGCAGCCCATCCCTACTACTGGCAGTTTTAGATCAATGTCCGGTAGTTCTATTACCACTACTTCCGGCGTGCCTTTCGAGATGTCCATTTTGAAGATCGCTACGAGTGGTGTCATGTATTCAATAACCGTTAAAGAGAAGGATTGATATGTTGAGAAGAAGGACGATAGGAAGTAAGAAGTTAGTATTCTTTCAGAAGCGGTTTTATCCGGCAGGAAATTACACATGGACGGTTCCACCTGGATGTACGGAGGTTGATGTGTTTCTTGTCGGTGGTGGGTGCGGAGGCAATAGAGGATATACAGATACAGGAGGAGCTGGAGGATATACAAAAACCTTTAAAAAAGATACATCCGGATGGAGAGATGGTGATGCTATCCCTGTTATACCGGGTCAGTTAATTTCAATAATAGTTGGCAAAGGAAGTAGTAGAAGTTCTAATAGTACTCCACCTAATGATGGTGGATACTCGCAATTTCTAAACTCGAATTATAGAGCTTATGGAGGGAGTATGTATGGATACGAAAATAGTCCATGGCATTCAGATGGCGGTTCAGGTAGCGGTGGAGGAGGTTCTATAGGAGGTAATGGCGGTTCGGATGGTAGTAATGGATCAAACGGCAGCGCTCATGAAGGAGGTATAGGACAAGGTCATACGACTCGAGATTTTGGGGAGTCTTCAGGTAAACGGAATGCTGCCGGTGGTGGCGGTGGTGGAGGTGAAAGATATGGAAAAGCAGGAGTATCTGACTATGAAGAAGGTAAAGGAAGTGGAGTAAATGGTGGTGGTGGTTATGGTGGCGGTGGTGGATCAGAAGGTGACGGCGGTGACGGTACTGTCCTGATCCGATACTGGGCTTACGAAGAATAAAACAAATATAAGTGATATGAGTAAATATATATATATACAAAAAGACGCAGCAAACATATATGTCACAATGCCGGAAAAGCTTGATACAGCAAACAACGATATCGGCACGACATGGGAGGATTATGTTGCAGGAAAGTACGTTTTGCTGACAGAAGAACAGATTGCCTTTAAAGAGGCAAACGAAGGTGCATCCGTAGAAGAAGTGTTCAATATGCAATTGACACCCACTCCCGAACCGACACCGGAAGAAAAACTTCAAACTGCAAAAGACTTGAAACGTCAGGAAGTCTACAACACCGACTACCGGCACTATTACATAGAGGACAACGATGTATATACATACGACCGTTTGTCTCTAAAAGACCAGTGTGCCCGAAAAGATACGGTTGAAGTAAACGGGAAATCGTATAAATCATCTCTGTTATTGGAAGCTCTCAATGAGATGGCAGACTATAATGATATCTGTATAGGTCTATCAGAAAAGTTACTCTCTGATATTGAAGCTGCCGAGACAGTGGAAGATGTAGAAGCGATTGAGGTGACAGGCTATCCCGATGTAATCCATAGAACAACAGCCGAATTACAGGAAGCCGTAAAATACACGGAAACGCACTATTCAGAGAAGCAACTATCCCGTATCACCCGTAAATCTGTGTCTGCAATGTCACTGACGGATGATGAAGCGATTGGTGCCAAATACGCACATGCGGAATGGAAAGAATTTATTAACGGGAAGTTGGATACCGGCAACCGGGTAATTAACGATGACTGGTTATGGAAAGTCCGGCAACCGATAAATCCGGTTCTCGAAATATATCCTCCTTCGGTAGATACGGCTGCCCTTTATGAGCGCATGGACGAAAATCACAAAGGCACTGAATACGATCCCAAACTCTATGCGCCAGGCATGACGCTTGAACAGGGAAAGTATTACACGGAAATGGAAGACGGCGTAAGGAAGAAATATTACTGCTTTTATGGTACGATTAATCCGGTATATGCCCATTTGAAAGAATTGATTAACATAAATGTAAGATTGGTATGATAACTATTTTGACGATTATTTCAATGCTTGTTATTGCGGCCTACACGGCTGCCGTGTGTGTAAAGACTAAGGGTGTACCTTATTCCATAAGTGCAACCTATTACTACCTGGAGCATAAATTGTGGTTTATGGCAACAATGTGGCTGACTGCCGGTTTATTGATGCCTGCAATATTGGAGGTAAGTAAACCAAACACGGAATGGGTTGCATTTCTGTCCTGTGCTGGCATGTTCTTTGTTGGTTCAGCTCCCAATTTCAAAGATGATTATGAGAGCAAGATACATTCTGCTGGAGCAATCATCTGTATTGCCGGATCGCAACTTTGGGTGGCATTGAACCTCTGGCCAATGTTGTTAGTATGGCTTGCCTATGTAGGGTATACTGCATTAAGCATTGCCAAAGAAAAAGAGGGCACATTTTGGTATAAGTTCTACCAGAGCAAGCCGATGTTCTGGATTGAGATAGCAGCCTTATTATCCACTTATTTAGGCATATTATTTTTACTTTAAATGATGGAAATGCAAGAAATAGTCCAGTTGATAGGATCATTTATCAGCGCAGCAGGCCTGCCGTTAATTGGAGCATTCATGTTTTATGAATCTCGAAAACGTAAGGCTGCCGCAGAAGCTAAAAAAGCAGAAGCGGATAACATTACTCAGTATGCTGATGAATGGAAAGAATTATACGAGAAAAAGGAAAAAAGAGTGGGTGAACTGGATACTAAAATAGATACTTTGTATGCAAAAATAGAAGAATTGCGTCAGCGTATCCGTGAGCTAACTGAAAAGAATACGGAATTGATAATTAGGAATAGTGCTCTTGATTTTCGGAAATGTAATAAACATGGATGTCCAGATCGAGAGCCACCCAGTGAGTTTTAGACAAGTTTAATTTAGATAATGGAGTAATATATTATGACAGCAAGAGGACTTAGAAATAACAACGATGAGTGGAGAGACATTCCTGGTTATGAAGGATTGTATCAGGTGTCATCTGTAGGAAATGTAAAATCATTGCCAAAATACCGCTCAAAAACCGATAGAATATTGAAAGGATATATTGATAAAGACGGGTATGTGAAAGTAAGATTATGCCCAAACCAAAAGGAGAGAAAGTCTTATTTTGTTCACAGATTGGTAGCTATTGCATTTATAAACAATGATGAATGTTTACCTGAAGTAGACCATTTAAATACGATAAAAAATGATAATCGTGTAGAGAATTTAAAATGGTGTAACCATAAGATGAATGTCAATAATAAGATAACTCTAAAAAAGAAATCCGAATCAAGAAAAGGGGTTAAATTTTCACCGGAAACAATACGAAAGATGAGTGATGCGAAAAAGGGCAAGAAGCTACATCCTGATGTTTTGGCTCAGTTGGTAGAACGCAACAAAAAACCGGTTGCGATGCTTGATTATGAAGGTAACACGATTGCCGTCTTTAAAAGCATTAAAGAAGCTGGAGCTATAACTGGAGTAAACCCCAAAAGAATATCAGATGTTTGTTTAAATAAAAGAAATAGAGCTGGAGGTTACAAATGGAAAAGAGCATAAATATGAAATTACCTCGCGGTTTGCGCCTGTGTAACCCCGGAAATATTCGGATTAATAACGACTTGTTCCAAGGAGAAGTAAGGCCCAGTGAGGATAAGTCGTTTAAGCAATTTACAACAATGGCTTACGGATACCGGGCTATGTTTAAAATATTATCTAACTACTTCAAAAATTACAAGCTCGACACTATCCGTAAGCTGATTACCCGTTGGGCCCCACCGGAGGATAATAACCATACGGAAGCCTACATTATGGCTGTATCTGATTATGCCGGAATCCCGGCTGATGATCCGATCAATGTAAATGACCGTGAGCAGATGATCCGTATTGTGGCAGGTATGAGCCGTGTGGAGAATGGGGTAGAGGCTGATATGCCAGATGTGATTGACGGATGGAGCTTGTTATGATGGACGAAAGAGACAAAGACGAATTATTAGGTGGTTTGATCGGGTTATTGATAATAGCACTGATCTGTATGCTTACATCTTGCCGTACGCAAGTCCGTTATGTCCCGGTTGAAACGGTCAGAATTGATAGCGTGTTCTTTAACTCGGCCCGGATCGATAGCGTGCTTATACATGATTCGGTCTCTGTAATTCAAAGAGGCGATACCGTTGCCGAATATCGGTACAGGTACATCTATAAGTACAAGGACAGGGTAGACACGCTATATATAAACCGAACAGATACTATCCGAGTACCATACCCGGTTGAAATCGAAAAGAGGCTGACAGTCTGGCAACGGATGAAGATAGAAGTAGGCGGCTGGGCGATGGCGGCTGTCATTGTCATAATACTGATCGTTGTTGGCCGGATGGTTTACAAACTGAAGCAGTAGACTTTTGTTCATAGTCTCTTCCTATGGGGCTGGGAAGTAAAATAAAAGCCCCCAACGTATCACGTTTAACTGCTACATAAAACTGATACACAAGCATAGACACTCGCACGTTGGGGACTTAATATCTTCAACATGAATGTCTATGCTTTTGTTGCATTATGTGCGATAAGTTTTATGTAGCAAAGGCAAAGATATAACTAAAATTCAAACATTATGTGTAAATCTGAAATCTTTGCCAAAATATTAAGAATTGTCTCTAAAGAGACAGAAGTATCAGAAGACCTGATACTGTCAAAGTGTAAACGAAGTGATATTGTTGATTCACGCGGTATCATGGTTGTTATACTATCTGAATATAAATTCAGTGAATCTCAAATATCGTCATTTACCGGATTTACGCAGCAATCGATCAACAAGTTGAAAAATATCTACCCTGACAGAATACGCAGAAATTATCTGCTAAAGGTTATAGTTAGGAATATACGTGAGTCGCTTGATATGCCATTAAGGTGTTTGTAAATTAAGATAATATATTTGTTATGAAGAAACATTGCATAGTTTTTATAGGAGGCTAATACAGAAAAGATAAGGGAGCAAGTAAAAAAATCAGACAGTTTAACAACAACTTTACAACAAGCCTACAACATTCTACCATTCAATACAATTACTGTTTTGCGACATTTGCGATGCGGTTGATATTGACCGTAACTAAGATTTAAAATACAATGGAAAAAACTTATGTATTTAATCAAGACGGGGCAGGTGGAGCGAGTAACGGCTTACTTGCATCAATCCTTCCGTCTTTGCAGAACAGGGGTATTGACACAGGTTACCTCATGGGATTAATGAACGGTGGAGGCGGTAACGGTGGTTTCTTCGGGAACAACGGCGGTTTTCAGGACATTATTGTGTTGATTGTGATTGCTGCCATCTTTGGCAACGGCAACTTCGGTTTTGGAGGAAACAACAATCAGGGTGCCAATGAAGGAAGAGACATGATTATGCAAATGCTTAATCGCAACGGTGTGGACATCGCATCACTTGCCCAGGCGTTGAATGTATCTTCAGACCAAATCCTTGCTGGTATTAACTCTGTATCTCAGGCTATATGCGGTCTAGGCAATCAGATGGGACAGAATACCAACAGTATCATTACTGCAATTATGCAGGGCAATCAATCTATCTCTGCTCAATTAGTCGATTGTTGCTGCAAAACGCAGACTGCGATTGAACGACAGGGGTATGAAAGTCGCTTAGCGAGTTGCGAAAACATGAATACGCTTACACGTACAATGGAAGGGAATACTCGTTCTTTGTCGGACGCTTACCGTGAAGGATTTCAGGCTATTGTAGCCAAGATGGATGCCGCAGAGGCACGCCGTCAGCAGGAAGCCCTTGCTGCAAGGGATGCAAGAATTGCAGTTTTGGAGGGGGAAATCTCTCAGCGTAATCAGAATGCAACAATCTTGAGCAACTTCGGTCAGCAGATCGCGCCGTTGGTAGCCGGCTTGCAGGCATTGCAAAGTGATGTAGACGGTATCAAGTGCAAGATGCCTCCAACGGTATCCGTTCCTTATCCACAGTTGCAGGTGTATAACCCGGAAACCTATCGTGCAGCCGCTTTAGGTGCCTATGCAGGTGACGCGGCTTATGGACGCGGCGGTTACGGATGTGGTTGCAATAACTACTGGGGTTGATCCGGGTAAGAAAGGAGGTAATTATGTGGCCTAACTTTTTTACAGGATTTCCTTTTCCGTTCCCTTCACTTGGCAGGGCAAACTTTAACACCTTGCCAACGGTGGCTGTGACGGTAGGGACGGAGAACGTGACATTAGAGCTTCCGAACCATGCGTTTCGTAACCGGGATTATGTAGGCGGTTTCTATGTCAATATCCGTCAAGCTATCCCGGCTGGAACAACAGCAACACTGCCCATTCTGATAGGGACGAACGGGGACACGAGACCGTTGATGGCTTACGGCGATGTGCCTGTGCGAGTAGAGAACCTTGCCGGTCCGGGTATCTATGAGATCCATTACAACAAATACACGAACGAATTGTATCTTGTTAATGGTGGATATAGACCGACAACTACTCCGGCTCCTACAGCAGAAACGGCTTCTTTGCGAAGCAAGTAGTAATTAACATGGAGTTCTGTGGTTGTTGTAAAAATTGCAATAACCACACTCCTTTAAAATCAAACAATCATGTTTCAGAATCTTCGAGTAAATAATCAGTTGTATATTCTTCATAAGGAAGCCAAACATTTCATAGAGATTGGTTCTGTGGTAAGCGTTTCTGCACCCAAGCCTAAATATCCTATGCCCGCTCCTATGGGGCAGATACCTCAGATGGAGATGGTCGTAGATGTCGTGGCTAATATTAATGGTCAGAACACTACGTTTCAGAATCTTCCCTCCGGTAGTGATATAGCCGACTTTGGGCAAAACGGGAATCTTGTTGTCTCATGTTCCCGCGATGCGATGAACAATGAAATATCCATGATAAAACAAAAAAGATTGGATAGGGTTAACAGTCGGGACTATGATCTCAGCGTGATAGCATCCTGCGATGAGATGTTGACAATGATCAATCCTGAATTTGCAGAAAAGCAACGTCAAGAACAGGAAATCAACACCCTTAAGGCCCAGATGTCTGATATGAGCAAGAACATGTCTGAACTTATGGAGCTAAACAAGCAATTGATGCAACAGCTTGGAGTTAAGGAAACAACTAAAAAGTAATAATTATGGGATCAAATAGAAAACTAGAAGAGCTTTTCAGAGAGTTCGATGCTTATGAAGACGAAGACTTGATGGAAGCGATAGAAGAAGCCTATAAACTTGGTTGCAAGGAAGGCAAGAGAAAAGCAATGGAAGGCGGTATGGGATTCCGAGATGATGACGACGACGACGACGATGAATTCCGCGATATGTGGAGGCGCGGTGGAGAAGGTTTCGGTGAAAGGCGCGGCGTGAGAGGAACCGGACGGTATGCCGGGGAATACCGCAGACGCAGACGTTAAATCAGAAGGGGACATTGTGCCCCTTCTTAAAAAGTAAAGATATGAGATTAGATATGTACGATGATTTTCCTTCGGGGATGAAAGCTTATTTAAGCGCATATGGCTGGCATTTTTCTAAGGCTATGTGTGATTGGGCTATTTCCATGATGGAAAAAGAAGATGGAACTGGCAAGAAAATAAAGGTACAGCCCTGGACAAAAGAGCAGATCGACGAAATGCTTAAAAAATATAACGTCGATGTAAAGAAGAAAGGCGGCTATGACTATGTGTATGTTGCCAATATGTGCAAGGCTGATTTTCTTGGCTCCTCCATTCCCCATGATCAATATGCTGCTTTATACGTGAAGAACGTTTGCGACGATCCGGACGCTTACGATGGTATTGTATTTACTCGTTTCTACGCTGATTGCATCGGTTCTGGAACGCCTATTATTTGGGATGAAATGATGTAAATATGATAAGAAGAGGCCTATACATAAAGAAGTACGATTGGCAGGTGCATATATTTTATCGTGTCACCTGCTATTATACAGAAGAGATCATAGGTTTGTTGAAATCAATAGATTGTCCGAAAGACAAGGCAAGAGAGGCTTACAATAATTTGGTGTCATGCAAACTTGATACCGGTGTCACGTACTCCAATTACAAGCTACGGAAATCTGTAATGGTCATAAGTAAGACTTCGTCCCCGGAAGAGTTTTTAAACTCCCTAAAGCACGAATGCCGCCATTTGGAGGATCATATAGCTACGGCATTTAAAATGCCTATAGGAGGTGAAGAAGTGGCGTATTTGGCCGGTTATTTAGGTAGGATGTTGTACGAGGATGTGCAGTTGTTTATATGCGATTGCCGCAAACATAAACGGGAAAAGCTATGCGTAAAGCGAATAAAAAAGAAATAAGAAAATTAAAAAGGGAGTCAGCCAGACGCGAGATTGACCGCCTGGTTGACTCCCTTGACTTCGAGCCGGTCAACTTCAATGAGAAGGTGTGCCGGCTAAGGAGGCTGATGTGCCTACTGTAAATTCGTATATTTATAAGGATTCTTTAAATCTGTTTATTCGGTTCAATAAACTCGACGTTGTATAGATCACAAAATTTCTCGAATGTAGCTATTTCTAAATCATGGTTGAAGATATGGAAACGGCCGAAGTAGTAGGCGAACATTTGTCCATCGCAAAATGTTTGCTTTTTCGCAAGCGCACATTCCCGACTTTTCAATGAGAAGCACACGATTCCCATTCCTTCATCAAGTAGTTGTTTTAGTCGGGAGTAATCCCGGCTGGTTTTGTAGGGTATCATAGGCTAAATTTATTTTTGAAGTTTTTACATCCCGGACAAAAGAATCCGGTGTCATCACCGGTATAGTCATCTATTCCAAGACGAAAGCGCAACGGACGTTTAAACTCGCATAGTTCCTCGTTGGGTTTGTTTTTCTCTCCTTCTTCTATCGGGCAGAAATGCACGCAGTTATCACAGAACTGGATTTCTTTTATCCGTTTCTCTGCCGCGGTAGGTTTGGGACGTACAAGCCAGTACTTTTCTTCCTTGATAGGACAAGTGTCGCAATAGTCTTTGTTGCCGTAATACAAACAATAAGATTCGCAAAACCATCCGGATATCTCATCAAGAAGTCTCTGTTTGATTTCTTTTTCTTTCACTTTCGTTCAAATCTTTTATATTTAAATTGAAACTTTTCATATACTCACAATCTCTATCACAAGGGCAATTATCATCATAGCAACTATCGTTGTGACTGTTCCAGCAAGGGCATTGCTTATGATATGCCTCTAATTTGGCTTTATCTCGAGCAGCTTTCATTTTAGCCTTAATATGATCCGGCAATGCTTCTTGTGCTACTGGATCGAAAGTGATACATTTCGTTTTATCCATAATGTTCAATTCCATTTTGTTATAGATTTACTTATACCAGCGTCCACCGCAATATTTACATACAAAATAATTCCCCATACTCATCACCTGAACTTTTTCATCCACGCATATACGGCACATGCAAATTTTATGATCGCCATCAGACACAGGTTCTAAAATCTTATCATATTCCCAGAAAGATAACTTGCCTTTAGCCGGTATTGGTTCGGGGAATAAAATAGGGTTAGCCAGCACCCAGTTCCACACGCCATTTTCGGCCCACAGCGAGGGGTGATTCTGAACGCAATCCACTATCTCGACGCTGCCGATGATTGCGCCTTTTGGCAAATCTTCATTATCTCCGTAAAGTTTGTCCTTGTGTTTGTAAACTTTCTTTATTTGCATTCCGTTAAGTGCGCTCCATCCCTCCTTAACTGAGGTCTTTGCTGCATGAATCAGCACTCTCTTACCTAAGTATTTCTTAGGGCAGCTCCAAGTCCTGTTTTCTATATCTTTCAGCCCGGACACGATAAGGCTTGCCCACGGCTGTTTAATTGTTATCGCTTTCATTTAACTTCTTTAATTCGTTAATTTGTTCACTGATAATTCTAATGCGTTCTTTGAGAGCATCTGATTTTCGTGTAGAGAAACCAATTTTGACATGTCGCATCGCATATCCAAAACCTCTTCTATTCAACATTTCAATTTCTCTGCGCTCTTCTTTATGCAATCTTTCTTCCAGGACGCTCTTTTTCTCTATAAGTTTTTCTATTTTATTCATATTCATTCCTCCGTATTAGGTAGTAAGTCTTCGATGTATGCCCAGCGCCTCCAATTTTTGGGACATTCTTCTACTAATGCTAGCATACTAACTTCAAAATCCTCCAAGTCATCTTCCACAAGTACTGGGAAATATGCTTCAGGTATATCTGTTATTGCATTGTGCCACACCGAGTTGATGCGCCATTCTGCACCTTTCTCGAATGAATAGGCAAACAGTCCTCTTGTTTCCTCCGGATCATGATCCCAACCTATCATATTAGCATGTTGGGTTGCTGCTTTTTCAATATCATCTCTTCTCATTTTTTCTTTTGTTAAATTAATATCTTTCGTGAACTGAGCTATTCCGGCTCAGCTTTTTATATTTAGCAATTCAATCACTTCATCTACCGGGATCTCGGCATCGTACTCATATCCTTTAGCGATAGCCCAGTCAACCATCTTTCTTACTTGCGCGTCAGAAAGCTCTTTCCCTTTTACGGAGAAAAAGCCTGTTAAGTTTTTACGCCAAGCCCACTTCTTCAAACCTTTTAGGTTCGTCTTTATAGTATGCGTTTCCTTCATGTTTTTTTAGTTGTTGCTCCCGACATTTGAGACGGGAGCAAACAATAACTACTTTTTCATTAATTCAATGCGGGTTCTTAAAGTCAATAAATAGTCGTGCATTTCGATTTTCTGCTGCTCCATCAGTGCTACTTGCATTTCACCGGCTATTTCAACTGCTTCTTTTCGTCCAAGGAACAATACCAATTTATTATACTTTTCCATCAATTCATTGTATTCAATACACATACGATCAAGAGGAGTTTCGGCCACTTTGTATGCTCTTTCAAACACATCTTTTGGTGACCAGCTTTCATATCCATCTTCGTAACGAACGTGATAACCTTGCTCGGTTTCTTCATGGTTATCAATACTCTTGCCATAGGGGTTTCTACCCGTTTTTTGGACGAAGTCACCTAATGTCATCGCTTCTGCCTCAATAAGTTTTGTCCCAATATACTTTTTCATATTATATTACGGTTTGCCTATACACCATAAGGTTCTAATTACAATTTTTTTAAAGTTGAATTAACTATTTAATAAATCATATAGCTCTTTCGCTCTGGAATATGTGTCAAATCCTTTCACATTCCGCCATTTTCCGGAGAGAAAACCATTCTCATATACTTGTACCCAGTAAACTGTTATGGGGATACAGCCGTTATAAGCATCGCCTCGAATTATTCTGTATCGCTTCATGTCTTTTTAATTTTTATCTTCTTTCTTGATCTTAATCTTATCAATCATCCTTTGATATTTAGCGGCCACATAGTCACAGTGTATTGCCAAATTCCTGTCGCGCTCCTTTTCGAGGCGCTTTATTTCTTCTTCTATCCAATCTTTCATATTTCATCTTTTTTTGTCATTTTTCGCATGATTCAAACGCTTTTTCAAATACTTCCGCCCTAAGCATATTGTTTGCTATGGCCTGAAAAGCGTTTGCAATTTCTGGCAACTCATTCAAATTTACATGTATCTCTTTGGGGGTAAGTACCTCTGTAAGCTCCCTTGCAAAGTGCAGCATCTTATCCATGGTGAGATACCGAAGGGGATTGTAAGCCAGTGGGGCATATTTGCTTATGGCGGTAAAGAAATCCCGGATGGTAATTTGGGATGTCTGGCATAACATGTCCACCGTAGAGCAAATGGAAAGGGCTTTGTTCAAATCTTCATGGCATCCGGCATTATGCAATGCCTGGCTGACGGTAAATCCATAGCGATCTATATGAGGCTTGATATCGTCCTCCATGCTCTGCGTAATGAGGGCCATGGCTTCCGCGTTTACACCTGCGGTTCTGCATATTTGCCTATTGTATGCGGCCATTTGGCGGTCCATGCTGTTGACCAGCATTTTGACCTTTTGGCGATAAAGTCCGCATCCCTTGATGTGATCGGAAAGCTGCATTTCGAAATTATACACTTGGTCATTGACGAATAGGACGATATATGTCAGACTCGTAACAAGACCGCCGGTGTCCTTGTCTATTTCATCCCAACTGTTGTATTGTTTCATAATCATATAGCCATTAAATCAAACAATGTAGGAGCACTTACTTCGTTCTCCGCTTCCCGCAGATAAGAAAGCCCGTCTTTCCAATAATCATAATTGAGTTCTGTTGAAAGTCCCCTACGACCTAACTTGATAGCACAATAAGGGACAGTACCGATACCTCCGAACGGGTCAAATACCAATTCTCCTTTGTTCGAGTACCGTTCAATCAGCCTTTCAACGATATCTAACTGAAGAGGACAAATATGATTTTGTCGTTTCTTTTGTGATTGCTTTGTGTTAAGCGTTCTCATACGGGCCACATCATCCCATATCCAATCCTTCTTGCTTACAGGGTCGACAGCCATAAATGTTTTTGGAAGTTTTCCGTATGCATCCAGCTCTTCAGCAAATGAAACGTGCTCTTCATAGTTGTAGATATGTTCACGTTCGTAGTTACGGAACAAATGCCGAATCTTATCTATTCCAGCACCTTTCATATCTTCGTATGACAACAATGAATTGCCGGAAGACTTCCAACTTGCATGGGCATCGATCTGCCAACGGGCCAGCGAGTATTCGCTCTTGTCCTTCTTAACAGGCCGGTCGGCATAAGCACGTGAGGTATCGGTAGGCAACTTGCGAAATAGCAATACATATTCAGGGCATCCAACTCCCATCTTGGAACCATCCTTGCACATCTCGGTATAGCCCAAACGGTAGGTCTGGTTGTTTTCCCTCACCACATCAGTATCGACCGTAATGCGCCCCATATATCGGAAGCCATGCTTCATGTAATGAAATACAGTTATTTCGCTGAACGGATCGATAGTTGGCATACCGTCCCCCGTGGCGTTGCCGAACAAAACACGATCTTTCACATGGATGCAGGCCAACCGACCCGGTTTCAAAATGCGCATTAACTCTGGTGTAAGATAATCCATCTGTTCAAAGAACTTATCGTTATCTTCATTGTGCCCAAAGTCATTGTATGTAGGCGTGTATTCGTAATGATTTGAGAACGGGATACTGGTTACGATCAGATCTACAGAGTTACTTTCCATCTTCTGACATTCCAATACATTATCGTTATTGATTGCTTTCCACAACTTGCCGGATTTTTCTTCCCGACTGGCGAACATCCAGCGCATCATCTTTTCCTCGGCCTGCAAACCGAACAAACCGTTATGCCGGACAATTTCAGTCATATTTGCGACCATTTCCCGGTGTTGTGCCCATTTCTGCATGAAGCTCTTAAATATTTCACCCTCGCTTTCGGCATAGACCAGATAGAGATCAACGGGATGCTGCTGCATAAAGCGGTATATACGGGCTATCGCTTGGAACTTATCGTTGAAGCGGTAGTCAATGAACATGATTGCTTTATGACAATGATACTGGAAGTTCAGACCTTCACCAAGCATCTCCGGTTTAGCTGCAAGGTATTTCAGCCAGCCATCTTTGAAGTCGGATATTACCTTGTCGGCTTCTTCATCGTCTTGTGAACCATAGACAGCCTTACAACCAGGAATCGCTTTGCATAGTTCCAGCCGTTCAGCTTCCAAGTCATGCCATAAAAGGAAATGGTCGTCCTTGTTTTCCGGGCGATTGATTATCTCTACCACACGGGCAATCTTTTCCTGCATGTTATCTCGGCGTTCTTTTGCCGCATCAGCAAGTCCGAGAGCAGCCTCACGAAACATTTTCACCTGTCCGTCACGATCTGCTCCAGCCGTAGAATTGTCCACATTCACAATCTCTTCATGTACGCGGAGTTCAGGCAACTCATAGCCAGTATCCGGATAACCGAGGTCGGAAGGCTTGGTTAGGAACAACGCCCATGTAGATACCCACAACCAAAACTCTTTTTCCTTATGCGGATAAAGTGTCAAGTTATTCGCCTTCGTGCTGTCTCGCTGAAAGAATCGAGTAAGAGCCTGTCCGGTGTCCATCACACCAAGATAACCAGCATAATGTATAAGTTCCTTGTATCTGTTTGGCGAAGGTGTAGCCGTAGCGACAAACCTGTAAGGAACACCCGAGAACAACGGTAGAAACTCCTGATAGGTCTTGGTGCCGAATCCGCGCAACACGCTGGCTTCATCCAATGATGTTGCAGTAAAATAGGACGGATCTATTCTCACTCCATCCTCACCATCACGCACACGTTCGTAGTTTGTTACCATGATGTCGGTAGGAGATATCATCACATCGACCATTGTTCGGACATAAGTAACTTTCATGTGCAAGTGCTGTTCCGCTTGTGTCAGGAACTCGACCACCACACGCTTTGGGCAAACGATCAATCCCTTGCCTCCTTTATGGTTCAAGATTACCCGAAGTATTTCCAGCTGGGTGACTGTCTTTTGCATACCGAAGCTAGAAAATATGGCGCGGCATCCACCGGCAACCGCCCAACGAACGGTATCTTTTACATGAGGGTATAATGTCGGGGTAATTTCTTCCGAATTAATTTCAAATCCCGTTTGATGACTGATAGCCATCTTGTTTCTTAGAAATTCTATATATTCCATGATAATTTTAATTATTTCAATTTTGTATCCACCTCCTCAAACACCACACTCTCACTATCCGGTCTATATTTGGCAAAACAAGCCGTCATATACTTGCAACTATTCGCACCACCCTTGCTACGGAAAACGCATTCGCGACAAATTACCATTTTACCCTTTACGATAGCTCGGAAACGCTTTATTATCAGTGTCCGATCTGCGAAGTTTACAATGGTGCCAATAGGTGCTATTCTTAACTTTTCTACTGTTTTCATTTTCTTAGCTTGATTATTCTGATTCCATAATCTTTTTCAGAAACTCCAAATGATCCGGAAATGGTACGGAGTTCTTGTCTTGCTTCTCGTATCTTTTTTCTCGTTGTCTTTCCTGTTCTTCCCGGTCGTATTTCTCCAGTTGCCTTTTTCTGTATGCTTTGAACTCAATTAGAGCAGACATGATCACCATAGGATCCACAACACCGTAAAAGGTGCCATATTCGCCAGTTTTCAACTTGAAGAAAAAAAGCAACAATTCGGAAGCTTTCAGGTAATAGTATTCCACACGTATCATCACGGAAAGCTCCAAAACCTGTTGGAATGTAGGCTTCTCTTTTACACCGGCAAACTTGTACAAGTCCATCAGTTGAGCAATTATCCAAGTATTCACCTGTTCATCTGGATAGGTTTCTCCGAGCAAAGCCAATGAAGGCGCATTCCCCTTGAACGAACGTTCCACATTTTGAGCACATACAACCTGTAATGAAGGATTGAACTTTTTAGCGAAACTTTCACCGTCCCCGTATCTATTTACTACTAACCGTGTCCTTTCCGAAAGCTTTTGCGGCATATTCGAGGATTTCACGGTCTGTTTGTTCCTCTCGTGATTTTGCCCCGTTTGGAATTGCCGGATAGTTTCTGCTATTATTGTTGTCATAATTACCTGATATTACTTTCTCAAAATTCGTTGGTTTGATAAGCCAATCGAAAGATGCTGTCCAGCCTTTTTTGTTCTGACCTTTCAAGAAATCGCTTTGATATGCCCTATGAATCATGTCGGCAAACGTCTTTTTGCCATAAGATTTTATACGTGCGTTAATCATCCCTTTACGGCTATCAGAAAGCGGAGTCCTGACCGTACCAAATACACCTTTTGTTTCTTCATTGAAGAATTTGACAAGTTCGGAGTAATCGATATGTTCGGCGTGGGGCTGCGAAGTCCCACATACAAGAGATTCGTCAGAATCTCCTATATTATTTTCTTTCTTATCTTTATTAACTTTGTTTCCTTGCTGTTTCCGAGGTGTTTCCTTAGTGTTTCCTTGCTGTTTCTTTTCCGTTTCCTCTCGTATTATTTGCGAATTGTATTTATCGTAATTACAGATAGTTATAACGGTTTGTCCTGTTTCCTTTGGTGTTTCCTTTATTATCATTTTGTCCTGTATCAGTAGATCCAAGAATGAATTTACCTTCTTTGTAGACCACTGCCAACGACCAGCTAAAAACCGCAATGAAGCAAGAATCTGGCCCCTCTTAACCTCTATAAACCTATTGCCGATAAGTTGTTTCGTGTCTTCAAATCGTGCGCTCTGAATCAAATCAAGCCATGCTTCAAACCTCGAATATATGCGCTCTTCGCACCACAATTGGTGCTCAAATAGTCGCCTGCTAATAGGTATGTAATATTCCATAATCAAATCGCATAATCACAATTTCGTTTGCTATCCGCAACAAAACGTTTGTTGAAAAAATTGCAATAAACCACTTTGGGATTGCCTTTCATTACCGGAACCGGTGTCCCGTGACAACATTTCGAACAGGTGTCCGGTCTGATAACCGGACGGTCACTTTTCCTTGCCATATCCTAAAATCTTACATTTGTCAATTGTCGTCCTTTCGAGAATACCGCCCACTTGCCATTTCCAGTATCTTTCAAATGCAAATCGGAAACTTCACCGAAACGGTTGATGTTACCGCATAAATCCACAAACCACGCCGTCTTTCCTTTGTATGGACGGATGCAACGGCCTACAATCTGGTAATACATCGCAAGCGACATGGTAGGTCTGGCCATGACAACCGTATCAAGCTCTGGGTAGTCGAATCCGGTGGTGAGTACTCCGACATTGGCAACGACAGGTATTTCACCGGTCTTGAACGATTCAAGTATTCTTTCACGCTCTTTCTTTGGGGTATCACCGGAAACAATGGCGCATCCGGGTATGGACATCGTCAATCGCTCTGCCTCCTTCAAGAATCTTGTAAAAACAAGGATCCCTTTTCGTTTACCTCCTGCCTTCGGATTCATCAGCCGTTGGACTATATGAACGATGTAACTATAAAAGTCTATCCGTTTATATTCCTTTTGGACTGACTTATCGGTATAGTCGGCTCCGGTAGTGTTTATCTTCAAATTGAGTTCGTTCCATCCGGTAGGATTCATCGGATAGTAGTTCACCTTTGAGAGATAGCCCATATCAAGCAAGGTCGATACCTGTACATGATAAATGACCTCTGAAAACACATGGGGCTTTGTCCGGGTTATGAATTTTAGCATAGAGCCGAAGTCACGGCTGGAACTCAAACGATATGGCGTTGCCGTTAATCCAAGAACCTTACACTTCACAGCATCGAAGAAATCCTTGTACATTCCCTCTATCGGATTCACAAGGTGACACTCGTCCACGATGATATTCTTGAAGTGGGCAAAAAGTTCCGGATGGCTTTTCACGCTACCGATGGTTGCGAATGTTATCCGGCTTATCTCTTTTGAATTGAAGGAGGCGGAATAAATGCTACAATCGAGAATCCCGTAAGAACAAAGTTTCTTGAAGTTCTGTTCAAGAATTTCCTTGCTCGGCTGGAATACCAATGTATGACCGTCAAGTCTTGAAGC